CCTTCAAGGCGTTTTCTACTGCAAGTGTGCCGCCCTCAACAAAAAAGAAATGCTCGAAATCTTCTGCAACTGAGGCGAACATCATGGTGAAATTGGCTAACACCGTTGAGTAGTAATCTGAATTAGCAAACTTATGCAGCCCTACTGTCTTTAAGTCTTCTTCGAGTGTCTTCAGATAAGGATGGTTCCAGCCAAGAGCCTGACTGGCGAACTGTGATGCCAAGTCTAAGTACGCTCTACCAGTAACGGCATCAACGAGCCATGATCCTTTGCTGTTTTCGTAATCGAGAACGATGTTCTCTCCGTCGCCAATCGTATGCTTACGCATGATATGGCGGACTGCGTTTGCTTGAGCCATATTAAATCCAACCTGTCTTTGTAGCCTCTTGAATGTCTGTTGTTGTTACTTCACGACCAAGAAAGTCCTGCACGGATTCCAGGAAATGCTTTTCGATGTCGCGTTGTGCTGCGAAGAAATACTCTTTACCCATTTTTCTGGCTTCTTCCAAAGAAGAAAGGTCAATAGACCAATCGAGCATTTCGCCGTCAATAAAAATGGCATTCTCCACGCCGCCATTTCTCATTCTGGTTTTTACTTCAAATCGTTTTTTTGGATTTCCGTCTGCATCCAAAGGTCGTTGTTCTGTGTCTGCCATGATTCAATATTATACCTGATTTACCTAAATAGAAAGTATGGAATTCACTAATTGGTTACAACGTATCGACGAGACGACGCTGCCCACTCTATATCAGAGTACGGTAGACGCTTTTCCGCGTACTACTAAAAGACAGCATTCTACTGACTTGGTGCGTATCACCGAAATGAGTTGGGTTCCATATCTCGGTGTCAAAACCTTGTTTCTCAAGGGTTTGGCTCAAAGTGGCGAGTCTGGCAAGGAGTATAACCCCATTGTGGTATTCAAAGGGGTCAAATATCACGCCGGTCAAGCTCCTGGATTGGTAGAAATTACAGCAAGCGATGGGCAACAATATTTGCTCGAAAAATTGAAATATTCCGACAATGAAGTTGTCGTTCGTTGTAATTGCCCGGACTTTCAATGGCGTTTTAACTATTACGACCATCTTGATAAGTCCCTTTTTGGTAGGAAGCGGGCGGCATATGAAGCGACAACGGGTCGGCCTCCAGCCAATCCTGGAGAAATGCCTGGAATGTGCAAACACCTAATCAAGTTTGTGCGGGCAATTCAACAATCTGGAATTTTGGAGGACTAGGATGAAAAACCACAACGAATTCGGTATTCCCGATCTTTCTCTGGTGACTATTCGCCAGATGGCGAACGAATTGAAAAGAAGAGACAATATTTGCTTCGCATTAGTCTGGATGGAAGACAGTGAAAGAGACAACATTGCTATCGAAGGCAGTGGGAATCCGACGCAAGTTGTGGGATTGCTCACGCGAGGATCACATATGGCCATTGAATGGGCAGATAGAAACATCAAATTTCAAAAACCGGATCAAGGTCCGCAAGAAGAGTAATTGGTGAAAAATATGACCGAAAGCATACATAACAACATGAACAGATTAGATGAAAAATCGCCAGCGGGCTGGAAAGGCACGATTGAGGCAATGAAAGAGAAGCATTCCGACAAGTTCGATGAAAAGTCGAAGGGCAAGAAGGGCGAGAAGTTAAATCCTTTCGCTATTGCCAATTCGATGAAAAAGAAGGGGGCCAAGCCTCACTACAAGGACAAGAAGGGAAAGCCCGAAAAGAAAGAGGAATTCAAAGAGTTCCAATCATTCTCAGAATGGATTGCAGAGCGAGAATAAAAAAAGACGAGTGTTACACCACGCATGTAACACCCGTCCCGCTTAATTAGAAAGGCTAATAAGGATGAGCCAATTCTTCCGAAAAGCGTCGATGAGCAATCGACGCTTTTTTTCTTACTAAATCAAAGTAGTGGTTTACAGACCTTTCTTGACCAAACACCAATCAACTTCTGCGTTGTTCGCTGCGGTCACAGTAAATGACCAAGCGTCCGAACCCGCAACGGCTGCCAAAGCAACCGAAACGAATGCAGCAGTAGCACTGTCTGTTTGCAAGAAGACCATGTAGTCGGTTACAGCACCAGCCGGAGCAGGTACTTCAACTACGCCAGTAGTTCCGACAAGAGTTTCGTGACCAGCCGCTACGATTTTTGGGCCAATCAATTTCTCTACGCCGAGGCTCTGATGCTCAGAACCCTTCTGATTACCGGCTACCGATCCGGGACCACTAACACCTGTTACACTTGTTGCTCCCATGTCGATCTCCTTTTCATGAATGAACGAAAAATGTTGTTCTGAAGGTAGATATTCATAACCATATATTTTCCCCATTTTCACGTCGGGGTTTTGGAGAAAATTTATCCAAAGGGCTATATACAAATATGACATACCAGATAGGACCAGAAATGACGCAAAACCAAAGGCAGGTGCTTTACGGCACCGTCCTGGGTGGATCGTCTATCATTAAGCCGAAACGAGGACGCAATTGCTATTTGGCAATGCGTGATAGGAACTACGACTGGTTGGCGTACAAAACATCCGAACTGAGGCCCTTCTTCAAAATGGACAAAGGTGTCATCAAGCAGGATAAAACCACATTCCGTTGTTATTCTGTTGCGTATCCAATATTCAACGAGATACACGACAATTTCTATAAAGACGGAGAGAAGATTGTCCGTAAAGAAATACTTGACTTATTAACGGATGTGGCTTGGATGGTTTGGTTCGTAGATGCCGGTCGCAAGAGCAAACGCAAAGCATACCTGCGTACTCAGAAATTCGGAGAAGAAGGTTCGGAGATCATTGCCGAATACTTCAATGAATTGGATTGCGATTGCAAGGTTCACACAACCCGTGGGCGATACGAAATCGTATTCAGCAACCAAGGGGCGGTAGAATACCTAAGCACGATGCTACACCGTGCCCCTAAGTTTGTTCTGGATAGACTAGAGGCCAATCCAGGGTAAAGTGCCAATCCTCATCAGGGCCAACTACGGTCGCTGTAACCACTTCAGTTGTGGATAGCGACTGTTTGCCCTCGTTATAGACTATCTCCATACGCATCATGAATCCAATCCATCCAATCTTCATGATGCCTCCAAAGGTTGATCCCTTGAAGAACCCCTCTTGTGGCGTCGGAAAATACTTGCCGCCTCTGATGATAACCTTCTGTTCTTTGACGACCACGATGTTGTAAATGGAGTTCTTGGTATGAGCCACAATTTTGGTGCCGGGCTTCATTTTCGTGATGTCGATGCCATCTATTTCGTCAAGATTTTTTTCCAGCCATTTTTTTAACCACTCACTCATGTATAATCACTTGGATAAGTTTTAGTTCTTTAATACAGGAGCGAGAAATGAAGAATTATTGGCTAGAAAAAATCACCGAGAAGAAGTTGACGAGGTTGCTAAATGATGCTTTTTTTGTGTACTCCATAAAAACTGAGAGCGGAAATACCATAACCATATCTGCTCCTGATAGTGCCTTTGTAACCCTGTCAGAATACGTGCCTGAAGGTTGTATCCAAATTTCATCGACAGACGTAGATGCCGCCGAAGCAACTTGTTGCTATGTTTCCCAATAATGATTGCCGGGGATAGATACAGTAAACCGTTCTATTCTCGGAGTTCAAAATGAAAAACTACTGGTTAGACAAAAACGCGAAGCCCAATCAAAAGTTTCTTGACGAGGCTCGAAAGATCGAACAGGCATGGTTTGACCAGGGCGGGTATTGCGGTTTGTGGGATTGGCAGCAAAATGCTGTGGCCATCTATTTGGAAGGCCAAAGGCTGAGTAATGAACAAAAAAAATCCGCTGAAGACGATTAGTCCACAGCGGATTACATTCATTGCCGAGAGATTACCTAAGCTCAAATCTGAACCCAGGGACATCCACTCGGATGTTTGACGGACAGTAATCGTTGTAGTAGTGCGAATTTCCGCAAGTGCGGTCGTATCTACCCGTTCTGTACCCGCTGTTGTAAATCGGGCAACTGCTCATTCTGCATGAGCGACCCCTGTATCCGTCCCAATATCCAGCCCAAAATCTCTCGTTAGAGTGATATTGCGGGTAGTGGTATTGACGATTGTACGGACTTGAATGATGCGGGTTAATTCTCACATCAACATCACGATTCCGATAGCCATCATGATGACGATAGCCATCGTGATGACCGTTATACGGTGCGTCGTGATGGTGACAATCTCTGTTACTGTTGACAATCCAATTACCAACGAAAAATACGCCGATTACTGCGGCGATTCCAATGATAAGAGTCAACAGGGCGTTACTGTTGTTGTTTTCCAAGGTATACCTCCTGTTTTCCTAGACACCAATATATACGCTCCTCACTATAATTCATTGGAGGAACAAAATATGTCTTGTGAATTTCGGTTAAAACCTATTTGGACGATAGAGCTATATGACAGACATACCAGCGATGTTGTTGTGCCGCGTGGGCCGGTGAAGATAACATCGAAGCCAACATACAGCGTAGACACTACACATATCACAGATTTGAACGGCAGGTCTTACCAAATTCCAGGAAAAGCAACCTGGGCAGATTTTGTGTTTTCATACGTTGACTATGAAAACAATGATGGAGCGTATTTTATGATGGAATACGCTGCTCGTTGGTTTAATGACATCAACACCAACTACCAACGACCGAATATCCCGGAAGTCAATGGATTACTACGTTGTTGGCATCGACAGGGACAAGGACAACCAACATCCTCTGAGTGGGGCTGGTTGCGAGAGACATGGGATATGGATGGCGTAATTCTCGCATCCATCAACTTCGGATGTGGATATTCAACGAGTGATGAAGTTGAATATGAGATTACGTTGAAATATCAAAGAGTCGATTTTGAAATGACTCCAGAGTATCTCACCGTCCCTGCTGAGGGTTTGGTGCCGAAGATGATGGCGGTTTAGCTCCCATCATTGGTGCAGCCGGGGCGGCTCCTCCCGCCATGCCACCACTTGCTTCACCACCGCCCGTACCGCCAGCAACACCACTGGTTTTGACCTGCATATTTTGGGCACCAGCAGTTGAGGGGCGTATCTTGGGCTTGGACTTGCCTTCTTCGGCTTTATCGTCCGCGACCATACCGCCTTCGACCATGTGTAGAAATTCTTTGAACGAAACCTTCATGCAGGTATATAGAAGATTCGTTTATTTCTCAGGCATGGTATAATATCCACGTTTTGGACGAACAACTTCACCGCTTTTCAACATGCGGCTCAACTCAACACTCGGATTGGTTTCTTTGCCTTTTTCGCTCAGAAAACTTTTGATCGCATCTGTATCTTGAGCATCACCAGATACGCTCAAGAATTGTTTGATAAGCGAACGAGTGGAACCAGACCTTGCACCGCTAGACTTTCGCGGTCGGATGTGTTTTTTGATACCCACCAACCCCCCAACTTCTTTCTCCAGGAGCTTCTTGAGTTCTTCCTGTTGGGTCTGGTGTTCTTTGATCTTTTCCTGAAGCTCTTGGATTTGTTCTTCGTGCCAGTCAATCCGGCCTTGGACTCCTGCAATAGCCGCTCTCAACTCGTCAATTTCCCGCGTCGGTTCGCTGTTTGGTTCGCTATTCATGTGGCTCCCCTCAATCCAACTGTTTGTAAACTTCTCCATCTTAACAAATGAGAGAATTGTTGCAACTCTGAAAGTTTACATTTTGGATGGTCGCCAAAAGTCGTCGATTGTACGCCTTGTCGGCGGCTCGAATAATTGCCGGTATTCCTCGGTCATTTCGATGCCAAGTTCGTTCAGAATGACGTGTGCGGCTGTAAAACGAGAATTCATGCCGTGCATGGAATCTAAGTCTTGCATCGCCTCTAGCGACCATGTGGCTTTTAGCTTGCGTGTCTTGGCGACAATGATGTCCGTTTCGATATTGAGTTCGATTTCGGGGATCACTTCTTTTTCCACCATTCCTTCGGTTTATGTCGAGGAACGGCGACTCTGATCCAGCAAGCACACTCGATGCCGCAGCCGCAATCATAGATCGAGGGTTTCATACGACGTTTACATTCAGGACAGCGTATTCGCTTTGGAACGTCTCTGATGCTGTCGTATTCTCCACCGATGCGTCCGGTGAAACTGCACATTTCGACTACCATTGGCTCGTCTCCCATTCGTCGTCGATGGAGCGATACCGAGGCGGCGTCGGGCCGAAACTCAACGTATCATAATATTTTGCACCTTCGGCCAGCAGCTTTTTCCCATATCGTGACATGATGCCCTTATTCGGATTAAACGAGTTAGGGTCAAGCACGACGGGCGTCTGCGTCATGGGCACGTAGGGTGCGTAAAAATAGCCCGAATCCATGTACGAGCTTCCCTTATATCCCATCAGTATTTTCTCCGGTTCCATATCCAATTATATGGTCGGAGTCGATATTTTTCACCTTATATTGAGTTTTTCGATACTGTTTCCAGCAGCGACTCGTTTCGGCCCAAATATCATCCCAAGAATTGGGAAGGTTTTTCAGATTTCTTGCGGGACGGCCATACCCGTCCTGGCTCGCACGTCGTTCCTGAGTGGTGCGAGGGTGTCGAAAATAACCCATTGATTGTCTCCCTTAGTGCGGAATTGCACTAAGGGAAATATGCAGATTTCATCATCCGTCTCCTGGCTCTTTCATTTCTATGGGTGTTGGAGGGTTGAACAGATCAATATCACCGCTCATGCCTCGAAAGGTCATTAGCTCGTCCAGAGCATAGGCCGCTTTGTTTTTCTGTTCGTATACGCCAATAACTTTTTCTTTGATGACTGGAGCTTGATAGCCGCGTTTGGTTTCGGGAAAGCGATAATATGCTGGACGAACGATGAACCGAGCAATCAATTGCCACTTCTTCCAACGCCACACGCCCTTTTCTTCGACATAGAACTCGTAGGCGTCCGTAATGTCTGTAAGACGAAAGGTCGCTTTGAACCAATATCTGTTTCTTTCGTCTTTCAACAATTGGCTTAACATTGGCTCTCAGTTCTCCTTAAAGATTCTTCCTCCCAATTGTACTACACGTCACTCAGCTTGCAAACCAAGTTCTTTTTGGAACTCCTCTTCAGAGATCGGCGTGAATTCTCGTTCGTAATAAAAACCAATCGTTTTGTCTGGATGCTGGACATAATATCCATCCTGAAAGTGGCCCCATATGCTCCCTCGCATGACGCCGATTCCGCACCGACGATGAGTGAAATACTTCTCGTAAAAACGCTCAACTTCAACAATCTCTGGATGGAGTTTGAGGTAATAACGCGATGGCTTCTTCCCCATGATAATCCTTTAATCAGGTTATGGCTCAATGCCCTATATATTATTGGGTTTCTGAGAATATGGAGAATTTGATGAAGGCGTTCATTGATGCAGGCGGATTTGATGGTGATACAGTTAGATTGTTTTTGAAGCATTACCCAAATGCCGAAGAATACAAAATATACTCCTTTGAGCCAAACGTAGAACTGCATGGCAATTACCCGCCAGGAGTAATTCTGTCAAACAGAGCGGTGTGGATTAAAGACGGTCACGCGGATTTCTATTTGTCTCAAAAAGAAATGCCACTAGGCAGCACACTCTTGAAAGAAAAAAATACTGGCAAATTGGACTACGCACATCCCGTCAGAGTTCCCACTATGGATTTCAGCAAATGGATTCGTCGCAAATTCAACAAAAATACATACATCGTATTGAAGTTGGACATTGAAGGGGCCGAATATCCAGTTCTAAACAAGATGATCGAAGATGGAACGATCAAATGGATTAACGAAATATATGTTGACTTTCACGCCAAAAAGGTAGGCGTTTCCAAAGAAGAACATAATTCCTTAGTGAATAAATTGTATGAGGTTGCTCATCTTCGATCCAAAGAAATGTGCGGCGAAAAGGGAAAAATTGAAGTGTAAAGGCGATAAATAGGATATTGGCGAGGAAAGCAAACATGCAGTTCAAAGACTGGTTAAACATTTCAGAAATGGCAGAAAAGCCGCAACCTGGACCTGATTGGGGCTATTCCCATAGCAGTCAGTATCAAGGTCGGCCCACTAAAAACCAATGGATCAAAAGAGGCCAAAGGGCTGTTCCTGCGTTTACAACCGATGATGAACTGTATGACCCACACCGCCCCCATTCTGATTACGGCAAAGCGGCCTACAAGCTCAATGTGCCAGATGGTCAGCCGCCTCAACCTCAACAACCAAAAACGCAACAGGTGACACAGCCGCGACAACAATCACCTTCGGGAACTCCTTCTTCAAATAACTTGAAGGGTTTATTGGCTGCTGGCTTGTGGGTACATGCAAAATCCAAAGCAACAACACAAGCTATTCCTGCTCCAAATCTTGATTTGGCTATCAAAAAGTATGATGAAAACAGCTTCATGTTTGTCATATTGGATGTTGATGAGCAGCGATTGGTAAGTCGCGGGTTGATACCGACATCAGAAGTTCGGGATTCCATTGAAAGTCAGAAAAAGCAAGATGGCACGTATTCTTTTGGAAATAAGCCAAGTGAAGTTCTAGCGGCAATAACACCAGAAAAAGAAGGTGGTGGCGGGAATACAATCCCGGATCATCACATTACTGATGAGCAGCAGAAGATCGAAGCCAAGTTTGTCAATATGATGCAGGGCGGCAACAACCACATGATGATTAACGCCTTGGCTGGTAGTGGCAAAACAACGATGCTCAAGCATCTAGCACACAAGTATTCTAAAGGTCAAAAGTGGCTTTACTTGGTGTTCAACTCCAAGAACAAAGCAGAGGCGAAAGATGAATTTCCAAGTAATGTCCAGGTTGAGACGACAAATGGATGGGCGGGACGCGAGGTACTAGGAAAGAATCGAGTTAAACCTACGGATCGCGTGGTGGATTTCACCTACAAAGAAAAAGCAAAAATGGTGGCTGATACTCCGGCCTTCAAGGAAGTTACAAAGTCGCTGAATATTCCAGACCAAGACGAAGAATATGGTTCTGATCCTAGAAGCATGAGAAGCACTGAGAAAAATCTGTGGTACACCTTACGACAGATTAACAGTGAATTCAAAACAGAAGTGGTCAAACTACTTGGCCTTGTGAAATCGTTTGCTGTTGATCCTCGACAAACAGAGCAGCTTGAAGCAAACGTGAAGAACGTCATGGATCAGTATGACATGAATACCGACCTTGAAAGCGTCAAAGAAAAAATAGAGAAAACAAAGCCGTGGGTCACAGAATACCTTGACGATTTGATGGGCGAGAGCTTTATGGATAGGGACTTCACGGAAGAAATGGTTAAAGCTACGGTTTGGATGATGAATCAGGTCATGCCTCATGCTTCTCAGGACAAGTTCACAGCAACTACCGACAAATATAAAGATCAAGAAATTGATTTGGGAAGCGTTCGTGACTTCGATGACGACCTTTGGTTCTCGGCGATTCATGCTGATGAGCTTAATTGGCCAAAATATGACGTAGTATTGGCTGATGAAGTGCAAGACTTCAATGCGGCTCAAATGATTATGATAAAGAAACTTGCTGAGAATGGAGCCAAAATTGTAGCAGTAGGCGATCCCAATCAAGCAATTTATCGTTTCCGTGGTGCGGACAATGGGGCATTCACAGGCATGTCTCAAATGTTGACAGATTTGTCAGACGATAAAAACGTAGAGCAAGAACTTACCAAGAACTTTCGTTCACGTCAGGCCATCATTGATTTGGCAAACGACGAAGGTCGTGAGTCAGATCATGTCAGCAATTTGGTCAAAGGTCGGCCCTTCTCGGAAGACCCAGGTCGTATCGGTAAAGGCAAAGCAACAAAATACGAGCAGACTTATGATGACTCATTTGAGTCTCTCAAATCTGAAATGAAAGACATGGGTGAAATCAAGCAAACGGCATATCTGGCCAGAACTAATGAACCATTAGTTCATGCTAGTTTGCGGCTCATGAAAGAAGGAATTCCCTTCATAATTTTGGGCAAAGACTTAGCAACTGATCTCATCAAGCATATCGACAAATTGGCAGATATGTTTTTCATTAAAAAGGCTGATCCTGTATCGAAGTTGTTAACTCACATCAATGACTACAATACGGAGCAACAGGAGAAAAATGCTGGCAAAGTAGCTCTCGCTGCTCGCATGAAGGGTCTAAAAGAAACATCAGAGGCCCTCACGGCTGCTCTGGAGCAGTTTACAGACGAAAAGGGCGATGGGACCATGTTCGAGTTCAACAACTGGCTAAAGGCCAAATTTGGCGGTCTGGAACTTGACAAGGGCGGTAGGGATGGCGACCGACAGCGTGCTGAGTACAAGCGAAAAACTAAAGAACAAAATCCGGTCATCCTTTCAACTGTTCACAAATCAAAAGGTCTTCAATTTCAGAGGGTATACATCCTTCGTGATGACCTTTGGCCGCACCCGCGTAGCACGCGAGAGGCAGATTTGGCTCAAGAACTTAACAACCGATATATTGGACGCACGCGAGCCGAAGATGAGCTTCACATTCTGGACCTAGAAGGCCAGCCGGGATACAAGCCTAAAGGCGAATGACGAACTTAATCGTCTTTTTCTATTTCAGCGTTCTCAACGCCTTCTTTACCAAGAAGCCAACTCAATAGTGATTGTTTCTTTCGAGTGCGTATTGTAACTTCGTATTGATTTTTGGCTGAATCAATAGCACGCACTTCTGTCACTCGGCTTCCTAACTCGCTAATGACTTCCGCTGCATTGGCGTTATCTCTGATGTCAAGTTTGACTTTGATGGACTCTGATTGGGTTTCATCATAAACAACCATGCTGATGACTGCAATCATCAGGGTTAGCAACACCAGTCTCATTGTCGTATTCACGTACTTCATTTGGCCTCCACTGTATTTACGTTTGAGCGTATTCTTTTATGGTATTACAGAGGAGAAACTACTGATCTATTTCGGTTGCCTTTTTGACGTTTTTGTCTTTACGCAGCCATTCCAAAAATGAGCTTTTGCTTTTCTTGGTCGCTACTTTGACTTCGTAGATGGAATCATCTTTTTTGGTGACAGTAAGAATTTTGCCGCCACTATCACTCACGATCTGTGTGAGCATCTGATTTGTGTTGGCGTTGTCTTGAACATCCAAAACAACTGTGTGTTGTTTGGTGGACATTGCGTCATAGGTAAACGCACTCGTTAAACAGACGGAAAACAGAGCCACATACGCGAGCCATCCGTATGATCTCTTCTTTGGTTCTTCGATTGATCCCATTCCAACAACTCCGCAGTCGCCATACTCGCCGCTTTGCTGGTGGGCCTTCAACTGTTGAGGTAAATCCCTCAGAGACATCGGGTCTTTAGGCTTCATTGAATCCTCCTTGTATTGGTTCTTTATTTATCCTCTTGATACAAAAAAACCCGGCCAAGATTGCTCTTGACCGGGTTTAACCTCTTTCTAATCCACCATCCTTAGATGATGAAGTTAGCGATTGTCATTCTCGCGTAGAACTTGGCACCCTCGCGTAGCAATTTCTTGCCATAACGAGTCAAGATACCTTTTCGTGGGCAGAAGGACTCAGGGTCCAACACCACAGGTGTCTGTGTCAGAGGCACATACGGGCAGTAGAAGTATCCAGAGTCCATGTAGCTGTCGCCCTTGTAACCAAGAAGAATCTGGTTGGTTGGGAACAATGGGTCTTTGTACAATCTCCAACGGTTGTTGACCGTTCCGACGTACTGAATACCAAGGCTGCTTGTGAAAGTCTCACTTGGAGCCGGAGCAAAACCAGCGGTGGCCGTCTCGAAGATGGATGCAACTTCTGGCGAGGTAACAAGCCAGTTAGCACCACCACGAAGCGTCTTACGGTGAACCACGTTAGAGACTTCGACGATCTTCACATAAAGTGACTCGTACTTCTCTTTTATGGTTTCTCCCAAGCTGGTGTTGAAATCCCATGCGGCAACCGTACCAGCGTTGTTACGCAGGTCAGTAAGAACCTCACGGTCGATTTCCAAGTTAATTTCCTGTGCCAACACAGCGGTCAACTCAGCTTCAGCATCAAGGTTGTGCTGCGAGCGAAGGTCTTGCTGTGCTTCGTAGGACCATACGGCCTTCAGCTTACGGGTCTTGGCTGCGATTTCCTCGGACTCGATGACCAAGTTAATCTCAGGAAGGTCGCCTTGGCACTCCATGTTGTACTCGTATGACATAACAACGTGGTTTGCACCTGGGTCGTTATCCCACTCAAGAACCATTTCACCTGTGTTCAGGTTCAAAGAAGAACCTGCGGTGAGGGCCTTAGCAGCCGGGGCACCGATGTCGGTGAAGGTGAACGAACCGTCCGAAGCGACCGAGAAGGTCTGGACAGCAGTAGCACCATCATAGACAGTACCCGTAACCGTACCGCCGAGAATTGGAGTATGCTCCAATGGCTTGTAGGTTGAAGTCGTGTCGCCACCTGGATCGGTGGAACTGGTTTCATTCTCTACAAACTGATGAGTGTAGAAAATGTCCAAGTTACCCGTACCATCGGCAACCTGCATCAAGGAGTTGACATCATCGCCGGGGAACCCGCCGTTGTTATCAGCACCGCGAGTGGCACCTTTGTTGGACGAATAACGGAACCGCAGGTAGTAAACCAAACCAGTAGGACCGAGCAACGGCTGAACCGATACGATCTTATTGGCGATAAGCTGCGGGTAAATACGACGTACAAGCGGAATAGAAATTCGCTTGAACTGTGCGATGTCACCAGTATCCGTAGATACTTCGTTGATTAGTCGCTGGTTTTCCAGAAGTACAGCGGTCGCTGATCGAACATAACGGTTGTCGATGCCTTCCAAGAGTCCAGTTTTTGACCAACGAGTCTCTAGTTCTCTGGCCTCATTAAGAAACCTTGAGTTTGCGTTCATTTTGTCTCCAAAATTTGTTTATTTGCTTTTAATTAGCGGTCGTCGTTCCCAACGCCTGCTAGTTTCAGCAACTCGTTGAAATCACTACCATTGCCGCCGCTATGTTCCGCAATAACGACTCCATCATCGGTAGTGGCATGTCCTCTCCCCGTTACATTCTTGCTTTTCGCTGCTCTTTCTTTCTGTTCATTGAGAGTCTTCGCGGACTTATCGCCCTTCAAAGCACTCTTATGCTCTGTGATGACTTCTTGAGCCTGACGCACCGCTTCATTGAGCTTGGTGTTGTCGGTAGAGAGACGAATGTTGCGAGCTTCCATAATGCGAAGCTGGCCTCTCATTTCTTCTACTTGCTTCATCGCTTCATCCAGCTTTCCGCTTGTAGCAAAGCCCAAGTCTTCTTCGGAAAGATAGTTGGCAGTAATGTCAACGATTCTTTCCAATGCGAGCTTGTGTTCTGCCATACGGGGATCATTGAGAATGTCTCGCTTGGCATTCTCATAGATTTCCTGTCCTTTGAACTGAAGGAACTGATCGACTTTATCGACGATGTAGCTCTTCATTTCGGACAGTTTCTTGTCGTACTCTTCGTACATATCTACTTCGAGAGTGTTGTTCTTCTCTCGTTCGGCTTTGAGCATTTGGTAGGCTTCTTCATAGCCTTCCTCAAGTGCTTGCTTGTACTCTTCGCCCTGCACTTCAAGTCGATTTCGCAGTTCGCCAATAATAGCGTATGCTTCCTGATAACCTTGTTCAGCGGTCTTCTCAGCAGCAGCCAACTCATTAGATAGCTCGGTGTAGGCTTCTTCCAACTTGTCGTTGTATTCTGAGTCTAGCTGGTTTTTTGCCTCGTTGAGCATTTCTTCGACGGCGGCTGATACCTCGCTGACCTGATCCTCTGGTAAAATCTTCTTGAGTGCTTCAACAATCTTTACAGTTGCCATTAGCCTAACCTCGCTTTAATGTTGCTAGTTTGTTGTTGAATGATTCCGCCCAAACAAGCTATGAGAGCGTCTTTACTTACTCTGTTATGTATGCTGCTACCTTCATTTTTAGTAGCATAATTAGGAGCTTCGACATAATCATTGCTTTGGGGGAATACACTTTCCCTCTTACCGCCGCCGACCACCTTAGTCTGAAAAGCGGCAAAGGTACTAGGATCAGCCACAGCATCAAAAGTGATAAGTTTATAGCTGTCGCCTATTACCATAATTCCATTCTCGTCAGTTCTTCCCGTACCCACTCCACGACTGCTAATGCCCGTGCGGACACCATCATTCAATAGAGCTTTCAGAATCTTTCCGTGAGGAGTGTTAAGAATCTCCCCTTCTCCCATAAGGTTGTTCCCTTCCCACCACAATTTAGTGATGACATGGGAAGCCTTCTCGAAGTGAATGATGCTATCTGTGGGGTGGTCGAGTTCCCCAACCAACCCACGATGCTTGATAGCCTCTTGCAACTTCTTCACGTTCTCATCGAGAACCTGAAATGGGTAACTTCTTTTATTCTTGTTTACAGCCTCAGCTTCCTGGAATTTGCCCTTAAATTTCACTCTGCCACCAGAGCTAGTCGAGGACTCATTCAGGTCTAAGACGAAGCCACCGTTATGGCAGCAATCAACTAAGAGGATTTCTCCTGCCATAACGCTCCTTACTTGTCTACGACGAGATTATCAGACTTCATCTTGTAGCCGGTGCCGCCTGTGCCACCTGCTTCGCTTGGTACATATGGGTTCTGGAGTTTTGGCCATGTGTCGCCACTTTGCCAACGGCTCCAATCGTCCGTACCACCTTCTTCTGCTCCTACTTCACCCTTGATGGTGTACTTACCAAACGGTGCAGGAACATACGGGTTCTTCAGGTCTGGATAGGTATTGGCACCGCCAATATTGCTCCAGGAACGGTTTCTCATTTCATCTTCAAGTCCGCCACGGTAACTCTTACCGTCGCTTACAGGAGCGATGCCACCCCAACCCGGTTCCAGATCGCTAGACGGCGTGTAGCTGTGCTTTGCGTTCTGAGCCATACGTGGGTGATCGCCACTCAATGTCGTGTGCGTGTCGTTCGATACGCCCCAATCGTGACCAGCAAGGTTGGTTTCAACCAAGTCACGGAGCCATTCGGTGATTTCCGCTGCTACTTCAACATCAGGAAGTCTTTCACGGTTCAATACCGACTCGCAAACGTGCAGGTAATTGGCAAGCTCAGACATCATTAGCTCATCACCTTCATCATGTGCTGCCTGATAAATCTCATGCAGTGCCGAGTAAAGGTCGTGGTAAACTCTGAGGTCGTGTTCATCACTCTCATCGAGGGATGGGTAGAACTTGCTGACCACTTCTTGGAATCTCGCGTATGCATCGTGATTTTCACGACTTTCAGTAGTGGATTCAGGTGAAACACCTGCCAAGCTGCTGATCTTGTGAACGCGGTCACGATAAGCGTGATGGGCAGTCCGAAGAATGCCTTCTGCCATGAAGTTGCAGACATCATCGTCGTAATTCTTGACGCCACCTGTTTCCAGGGCCAAGTGAATGGACTGTGCCAACTCGTCTTGGGTCAAGTAGATAAGGTCTGGCCATGCACTTACGATATTTTCCAATGTTTCCTGCAAAGCAGAATCATCAGAAATGTTATTGAAACGCTTCAGGTCGGCCATTGCCTTAATGAAGTTAGTACCTTCATGAAGGGTCTTGACTTTTGCTCGCAAAACCTTGACTTCGTGATCCAAGGTCTTCCAGTTGAAGCTAAGAATCTTGCCTTCATTACGCTTCTGAGAGCTAGGAACACTAAGTCCTACTACATTCCCTCTTTCGTCGTGCTGTGCGACAGATTCATGGAGAACAGGGCCGAATTCCTTGTAGTCAATGTATTGACCAATATGCTCGCACATGGTTGCCCATTCCGCCATTGTGGAAGGCTTTACCTTACGAACATTAACCCGCCAACGCTTGTTGGTGGACCCGCCCAATTTATTACGGGCGTTGTCGGCTTTTCTCTTGATAGTAGCAACACCACCGCTGCCCGCCTTGCGACGACGCTTGGTAATTTTCATCTTGCGGATACGTTCTGCAACGTCGCCGCGATCTTGTTTCTTGTTTTTCAACGGGGATTGCTTACCCGTTGGCTTCGATACGGTAACTTTTACCGCATCCTCGTTTAATGCTGATTCCGTAAGAGACGCATTCTTTAGCTTTCTACGAACGAACGCCGATTCCAAATAGTTGGAAAACTTTGCTGAAGCTGCGGCCTCATTCTCGTCAAGTAGGGAATCAACCATACTTTCGAGAGTAGACCGGGCATGTAATTGCTCAGTTTCCTCTTCAACAACCAACTCCTCAATGTTCTCGAAAACCAAGCGGCCTTCTTGAATTTGATAAGTGGCGTGAATGTACGTGCCATCGCATGTTTCATATGTCACGTCGGATTCGCCAAAAGAAAGAAGTTGAACACAATCCCTATCTAATGCCTTTGAAATTACGTCTTCAGCAAGGACGAGTTCATTTTGGGCTGATGACAACGAGTCCTTTTGCATTCTCTCAAAGACATCGTAGTTGATGAGTTTTCTCTTCATTGAACTTACTCCCCTAGTGCTGTTTGTTGGTTCCCAATTGTC